GCGGGACAGGTGGAGACTGAGATGGCCCTGGCAGTCTCGCAGATATCGAGCAACCTGATCGGGGAGTTCGACCTGGGCGCGACCATGAGGGCGATCGATATCGCGGGACAGTACGGGCAGGGCTTCAATGCACAATATGGCTACGTGAGCATCGGGACCACGATGTTCAGGACTTGTGACATAACCGTCCCGTTGATCGTGGACGGCAGCGCGACCCAGTCGGCATAGGGAGGGATTATGGCCAAGAGTACAGGGTTAGCCGAGCAGTTTTTCCAGGGCGTCTACGATGTATCCGGCGATGTGTCCTCTATCGGCTCCTGGTCGACGCCGGTGGCTGTGCTGGATGTCACCGGCATAAATTCATCGGCGATGGAGCGGGTGCAGGGGCTGGTCGGTGGCAATGTGTCATATAACGTCTGGTTCAATGATGCGGCGGGAGCAGCCCATCTCGCCAGCCGAGTACCGACGGCTGCGAGCGTCTTCACGTGGGCGATGGGGGCCACCGTCGGTGACAAAGCAGGCATGATGTCAGGGCTGTCCACGAGCTACGACCCGAGCCGGTCGGCAGACGGTGCGCTCTCCTTCGACATCGAGAGCCTCAATGACGGGGTGGCCCCGGCCTGGGGCGTCATGCTGACGCCGGGGTCGAAGACCGACACGGGCGCGGCCAACGGCGCGACGCTCGATCAGTCCGCGCAGACGACCGCTGGAGCGGAGGCTATCCTCCATGTGACAAGTTTCACAGGCTCCAATTTCACCGCAACGGTGCAGGACTCCAGCAACGGGTCCTCCTGGGGGACGCTCGTGGCGTTCACACAGGTCACCGCCGTCGGGTCGGAGCGAGTGACTGTCTCCGGCACGGTGGAGCGGTACGTGCGCGTCATTTCTACAGGGACATTCAACCCGGTGAGTTTCACCGTCAGTTTTAGGCGCGGGGAATCGACTGATCGTGTCACCTACTCCTAGCGGCAAGACTAAATTCAAGGCGAAGCTGGCCCGTGGAGCGGAGAGGCAGATATCGTGCACGGTCGCGAGATGCCCGAACCAGGAGCATGGATGGATGGTGGTGCTGGCGATACCGGCCCAGCAAGACCTCATCGACTTGATACGGACCGGAGGAACGAGGAAACAATATACAGAGCGCATCGAAAGTCCTGGCATGGTGACGTTTTATTTTCGCGCAGGGCAGGACTGTTTTGACAGGCACTATGAACGCTATCCCGTATTCGACATCGGGCGTATGGAGGGAGGCCGCACGCTGATATATCCGGACGGGGATGCGTTCGTCGAGGATTCGGACGCCCATTTAAGACGTTTGAGGAGGGTTATCAATGGCTAAGGAAAGTGGGATAGCAATGTCGATTGCGGTGGATGACAGCAGCGGGTCGGCGCGGACGATCTCTAACGATATCACGGACTTCAGCCTGTCCACCCCTCGGAACATCCAGGTCGTCACTGGGTTGGACAAGTCCGCAGAGGAGCGGCTCCAGCTGCTCGCTGATTTTAGCTGCACCATCAACGGCGTCTTCGACGATGCGAGCAACGTGGCCCACGCTGTATTTTCCACAGTTCCATCGTCCTCGGTCGCTCGGACGGTGACGATTACCGTGTCGGGCCAAAGCCTGCCGAATGAGACGTTCTTCAACGACTACGCCCTGACCCGTGCCGCATCCGGAGAACTCACCTGGTCATGCCCTGGCACGCTGGCCGGTGGCGTCGTCCCGACCTGGGCATAAGGTCGTAGGAGGCGTCTAGGACGCCCATAGCGCGGCGTCCTAGACGCCGGTACTGGATAACTACGGGAGGAGGCTCTATGACCTCTAGAAAGCAAGAGGCATTTAGGGTCGCGAAAAGGACGGCGATTGTGGATTTTGCCGAAGGCTCGCCGTGGCATGGCGTGGAGGCGACGGTCATCACCTCGGTCCCGTTCGCGACTCTCTTCTGGTATCAAAAGAACTCCGAGGACACGAGTGCCGAGACGAGCGTCGAAGCCCTGAAACGGTTCGGCGATGAGTTCCTGGCCGAGTGGAACCTTGTCGACGACGAAGGTAGACCCTACCCGACCACGGGCGATGGCGTATGCCAGGTCGCTGACAGCGGCCTGGTCACCGCGCTGATGGGTGGATGGATCGAGGCGGTGGTCCATCCACCAGCCCCTTTATCCGCGCAGTACAACGGTGGCGGTGGGTCGGAGGAGGAGTCGACCGAGGCACTGGCGAACCTGTCAACGAGCCTTGGGAGCTGACCGAGGCCAGGATGATCGACAGGCTGTGCCAGCGGTATCACTGTCTGCCCAGTGCCATGATGGCCGAGGACGCGGACCGGATACTGCATAGCATGATCCTTCTACAGGAATCGGGCGAGGAATCCGGAGAACCCAATGGCGAATGAAGTCAGGATAACGGTCGGGGCTGACACCAAGGACGCCGACCGGGCGGTGAAGGGCTTCCGGCAACGCCTGGAGGGGATCAGCCGCGGGGCCAAGATCGCTGGTGTGGGTCTATCGGCAATGGGTGCCGGTGGCGTCATCGCTATCAAGGGGTTCGTCAATGCCGCCTTGGAGCAGGAGAAGGCCATCAACACCCTGTCCGCGGTCATGGATAACGCGGGAGAATCGTTCGGGAATATGGAACAGGAAATCATGGCCACGACCGCTGCGCTCCAGCGGAAGACAAACTTCGGGGATGAGGTACAGATACGCGCATTGGCGAAATTAGTCCCAACCCTGGGGTCGACAGAACTCGCGTTGAAAGCCCTCCCGGCTGCCATGGATATCGCATCCCTGACTGGCCGTGACCTAAGCTCTGTCGTCGACACAATGGGGCCAGCCCTGGCCGGGGTGACCAACCGCATCAGAGGAACGTCCATCGAGTTCACTGATGCCCAGGGGCCAGCGGAACGTATCGCAATGCTTCTCGCTGACGTCGGCGGTGCAGCCGAGGCAGACGCCGACCCACTCATCCAGATGGCAAATGCCACCAGTGACCTCAAGGAGAAGATCGGAATAGGTCTATTGCCGGTCATTGAACCTCTGGTGGGATTCATCCAGAGCCTCTCCGAACGAGTCCAGACGTTGAATCCCCAGATATTCAAGATCGGGGCCATCGCTCTGGCTGCGGCAACCGGCCTCGGTCTGATCGGTGGGCCGATACTCCTTCTGATTGGGTTCCTGCCAGCCCTGATAGGAGGGTTCACGGCGTTATCCGCAGCCATCCTCCCAGTGGCCGGAGTGGTTGCACTCATAGCGGGCGCGGTCGCCGCCGGTATTATTATCTGGAAGAACTGGGACCACATCATCGGCTTCGTGAAAAAAGGGCTTGACCTGGCGAAGGAAAAGTTCACCGAGTTCAAGCAGGTCGTTGTTGAGAAGGTCGAGGCGGTGCGTGAGAAGCTGGAACCCTTGATCAGCGCGGTACGGAAGCTGTGGGGCATATTGGGCAAGACCGAGGCTATCCAGGCACTGGATGGTGCGGCAAAGGCGGTCGGAGGAACTCTCAAAAACACATTCGGCGATATCAAGGAGGAGGCCGGTCACGCCTTCGAGTCGGTCAAAGAGAAGGCGACGGAAGCCTTCGACGGGGCCAAGGAGGCTGCCAGCGGACTGAAGGACAAGATCGGGGAGTTCGTCTTCCCGACGGTTGATGCGACAGACGCCACGGAGGCACTGAAAAAGAAACACGCCGAACTCCTGGAAGCCCTCAATGAGTCTGCCAAGGGTACCGAGGGGATTGGCACGGCCATGGATACGGTCGTCGAGAGTTTCCCGAAGCTGATGACCGAGGCAGAGCGGTTCAAGAAGGCCCTGGGGGTTGCCGTCTCCGCTGCCGAAAAGCCCCTGGACATCGAGGACTTCAGGCGGGGGATCATCAAGGCCCAGCAGATGGCACAGGACGAGATGGCGAAGATCCAGACAGGCGACCTCGGCAAAGAAGAGGTGATAGCCGCTCACAAGCTCCGCGTGGAATACCACCAGCAAGCCGATCTACTCCGACAGCACGTTGATACGCTGCAGAAGAAGCTGGATACGGAAGAGAAAATCAAGAAGGAGCTGGAGGCACAGCAGAAGCTCCAGAAGGAGATGATGGCCGAGACTGCGGCGTTCCGAGGTCTACCCAAGATGGGGACCACGAAGGCCATGCTCGGTCAATTGCCCATGCTGGCAGAGATCATGGCCGGAGCGCAGGCTGCCCTGGTCGCTGCGGGTGTGACGGGCGCAGCCGTCGAGGGGTTCCCCTCGCTGGCCCATGGGGGCGTCGTCCCAGGGCCGACCGGGCAAGCCCGAATGGCGATCGTCCACGGTGGCGAGACGGTCACGCCAGCAGGCCAGAGTCCGATGACGGTCCAGGTCTTCCTCGATGGTGCGCTGGTCGGGTCCGGCATCGGTCGGATGGCAAAGCAAGAGGAACAGGTGCGGTCTAGCTGATGGCGATCACTCTGACGCTTACGGACGGCACGACCACCCACGACCTGGCCGGGTCCACCTATATGGTACGGACCGAGACGCTGGACCTGGGTGTGCCGGAGGTGCTCCGGGCCGAGCATGGCAATATCTTCATGAGCAGCTGGGGGATCACCGGTCACGCCAAAGGGAAGCGCACGATCTCAGCCGATGTGCTCGTCACGGCAAGCACGCTCGCCCTCCTCACCAGTGCGCTGCGCGACATCCAGAACGCCATCGAACGTGCCAGAGCCTACGCGCTCTCCGGCGTCGGCAACCAGTGGCAGCTCCAATACTCACCCGGCGATGGCAGCACGTATGCGATAGACATTCAGGACGGGACGTTCACGGTCGGGGCAGGGGATAGGAGCGCGGTCCGGTTGGTATCCACCAACCCCAAGCTCGTCCACTGCACCTTGTCCCTCGACGTCGACCCGTACTGGCAAGGGACCGAGGAGACGATCGAGAACTACGTCCTCGACCCGTCCTACGAGGTCGCCGGGACAGCCCTCGCCGATTGGACTGAGAGCAAGACCGCGACCGGCACAACGGCCCGTGATACGACGCAGGCAAAGTACGGGAGCGCAAGCTGCAAGCTCGTGATGACCAACTCCGGAGGGAGCGGCCAGGTCATCGAGAGGAATCAGTCCCTGCCCGACGTGGATGCTGCGGAGACGTGGTCGTTTGGCTGCTGGGTCTACGTCACCGCACTGAGCAACTGCAAGTTCGTCCTCGACATCGAATACACCGGCGGGAGCAGCACCGCGACCGTAGAGGTCACGTCCACCAATTCAGCCTTCACCCTGGTCAAGATCGAAGGCCAGACGGTGCCAAGCTCCACTACCGCCGCCGTGTTCAAGCCGCACCTGGAGGCTACGGCATCCAGCGCGACCGGCACCTGCTATGTCGATGCCTGCATCGCCGTGCAAGCCGCGACGGTCCCGACCGCCTGGGTATCAAGTAGGACCATCGCCAACCACTTCGATGACGCCGCCCAGGCCCATACCAATTATGTCGATGTTTATGGCGTGCCTGGTGATGTCAACGGCAGGCTCCAAGTCCAGGCGACCGAGGGAGAGGTCCATACCGAGTTCTGGGCCGGTGCTAGACACGACGGCAGGTTGGCCGATGCGGACATCTGGATCGAGGGCGAGGACTTCGCGACCTGGGGAGCCGAGCCATCAGACGGCGATGCCAGTGGTGGTAACTATGGCCAGAATACTCAGACCGTCACATTCGACGCCACAAGCACCACCACTGGAAACACAGCATCAAGTACGACGCATTCGCACACATGTAGCACTGCCGACAACCGGCTGATCGTCGTCTCGGTATCTGCAAGAGACGCAGGAGGGTCACCGGCGGCACCGTCCGGCGTCACCTATGATGGCGATGCCCTGACAAAAAGCGGTGATGTCAGCAGCGGGAACGTCAACGCCTCCATATGGTATCGGGTCGCCCCGTCAACGGGTTCGAATAACGTGGTCGTCACGTTCGGGGATTCGAGGCATGAAGGCATCGGAGTCACGGCCACCAGTTTCACGGGCGTGTATCAATCGGCTCCAGCCGGCAGCGCAACGACCGCCACTGGGGATTCAACGGCCCCGACGGTCAACATCGCCTCGTTCGCGGGGGATATTGTCGTGGACGCATTAGCGGTCAACGTCGCCGGGGCGTTGACCCCTGGGACTGATCAGACCGAGCGGTCTGATGCGGCACTGCCGAATGGTGGACGCTACGGGGCGTCCACCGAATCTGCCACCACCACATCCACGACGATGAGTTGGACATCCGGGGACGGAGTCTGGGCCGTCCTGGGTATCGCCGTCAAAGGCGACTACGGGACCGCGGCTGCGCCGAGGGTATTGACCAAATCCATCACCACTCCGAGTAAAGGCACATTCCGCGTCCTAGCACGGCTGCGTAATGCTGGCGGTGGTGTTTGGGGAGTCGCCATGGGGTATGCCTATGGGGGACTCACAAACGACCCCAGCGTGGCCGCGGACTACTCCAGCATCGCAGCTGGGACCACGATATGGCACTGGCTCGATATCGGCACGCTGATCGTCCCTCCGCAGATACTGCCTGACGGGGCGACGCTAGGGACGTTGACGCTCCGGCTTTGCCATTACCGTGTCTCCGGGAGCGGGGATGACGCCTTCGACGTTGATGCCATCATGCTCCTCCCTGTGGATTTCGGGAGTGCGTACACCTCCAAGACATCAGCCGCGGACCGGGTGGTGCTGGACGGGATCAGCCCGGCACCCTCGCTCTCCTTGTGGGATACCTCGGACGTCTTCCAATCGAGGCCACAGCAGGAGGGGACGCCGCCCCTGGTCGACCCCAACGGCACCCGCATCTATTTCGTCTTTGACGATGCCGTCGATGCGACGATCACGGACGGGGCCTCGGTCGTGGTCCGGTATGTCCCATTATTCGAGCAGGTAGGGTAGAGATATGGCGAACGAATTCAAACATAAGACCGTCGGCACCCAGCTGACCCAGGCCGAGTTCGAGAGCGTCGGCGGCCATGAGATAGACTCCCAGGCCATCGGCGACATCCTCTATGCGTCCTCCACTACGCAGATCATCCGGCTGGGGATCGGGTCGAGTAACGCGGTGCTCACCGTGTCAGGTGGGGTTCCAGCGTGGACGCTTACTCCCACGGTCACGACCCTCGACGCAACCACCGATGTCACTATCGGAGATACCGTTATCACCGACGGAATCATCACAGACAGCAGCGGCCTCTCCCTAGCCGCCGCCGTCACCGTCACGGGCAACCTCCTCCCCGCCGCCGACGATACCTACGACCTGGGGAGCACATCAGCAGCGTGGCAAGACCTGTTCCTTGAAGGAAATTTGACGTTGACCGATGCTGGTACTATCGGCACCGCTGCGGGTGCGCTCACCATAGAGT